GGGTACTTGTCCGTATAGTAAATTGGCATGAGAGGGCTGTCAGGGCGTTTTAAAGCCCATAAACCATCAGCACCTAGCGTGAAAGGTGCATATTTCTGTTTTATCACATGACCTTCAGGGAATCTAAGAACCATGAAATTATCATTGTACTTTAGGCTGACGATTGACTGTTTATATAAATCAATCATTTGCTCTCGAGAGAATGACTTAGCACTACTTGTGGCTTCAATTTTAGGGGGGTTAAAGCCACTTAATAAGGAGTCATTTGAATGTAATGCTAAGTCATAACCAAACTGTTTTAAAACTGTGTTGACATCTTGATTAAGATGTTTAATTAAATCTATTACTCCCCCACCGACTCCTTCTTCGTGATCGTAAAAAGTACCCTCTGATAGATTAAGAGCCATAGACCCCTTACTACCCCATCTAAGCTCGTTAGATGAGGTTTTGGTGGGTTCTCCTAGTAGTTGCTTGGCAACATCAGGTGCTATTCTTATCCAATCTATCTGTTGCATCAGAATGGAATGTCATCATCTGTCAATTCATTCTTATCAACCATCTCCTGAACTTTATCAGCAAGACCATCATTAGGACTCTTAAATGTGTCCTCTACAGAATCATCATCTTTGTCATAAAATGCTGGGATAACAAAGTTATCAAATCTAGGTGCAAACTTAGAAAACTCAAAAGATAACTCTGATGACCTTCCTATTCCAACCTGTATTTCTTTTGAGCCTTTATACTCAACTACAGGTAAAGAATTGCTATTTGCATCCATTTGATTCCAAAAGCTACTTAGTATCTTATTAAAAGCACTAGATTCAGCAAAAGTAAATCTACTCCAAATAAGTGCGTGCTCATGGCCATAAGGCATGACACAACAACTAAATGCTCTCTTCCAATCATCAGCAGGTTTAGGGCTTGCTTCTCCAAACTTAGCATCCCATTGATACTGATACTCACCAGCATACCTACCCCAACCGCTTTTAAATGTTGCAGGGTCTAACTGCAAGTATTTAAAATCAATTGCTGTTTGCCCATTAACAAAAAATTGTTGATCGGCTGTTTTAAAAGCAAGATAAACTTGCTGACTATCGCTGGTATTCGACATACCGCCTAAAATATCCATAATACTCTCCTATGGTTAATGTATTGTTTTATCAATACTGTTTAAGTAATCAGTCTCAAGTTGGGTGTAACACCTTTCTTTAAAACTGTAATAATCCTCATCATTAACTATGCCAAATACTTCGCAAGCTAATGAGATTCTTTCGTAGGACTTCCTACAAAACTCTTCAAAATCTTCTTCAAGTAGATAACTGTTTAAATCCATTTGCCTTTTGTAAGATTTCATCTAACCTTTCACATATTTCTGACAGAGGACATAAGTATGTGCATTGCCAATTTGCAGTCTCTACACTTGTCACCAAGTAAAGAGGAATCACACACATAGGTTCTCTTCTATCATATTTAAAAATTAGCAAAGGTATTAAATTATCTCCAGCACTATCTATTGCCTGTTGCCACCATTCATTCTTATACATGGTCTTTTTACCACCAGCCTTATATCTTTTACATTCAATAGCAAACTTATCCCAGTAGATGTCAGCCATGCCTTTTGTTTGGTATTGATCAAGATTTCTTTTAACTCTAGTATCTAATCCTTTAGATTCAAGAAGAGTATTAATCTTGTTGACTATAACCCTCTCAAACGCTGCACCTTTATTTCTGCTGTTTACCATTAATCTAACTCATTAAAAATATATATTGCTGCTATAACGCTGATGACAGCACCTATAGCCACTAAGCCAAACACTGCACCAATAAAATATAGAATCCACTCAATCATTGAAATCAGTCCTTACAACTCTTCCACTTTGATATTGTATTTCTCTGTAATGTTCACCAGCTCCTTTCTGAAAGTAATACATCTTGATTGATTTATCTAACTTCTCTTGTTCTAGTTCTTCTCTACGCTTTGATACCGCTTTACTATTTTGACCCATTTTTTTTCTCCGCTTTGTAAGAACACATGCCTAGCTTTAATACCATCTGAGATGCAGTCTCAATATTCATGTTATTTTTAATTGCGAATATCTTGATCTCCTTGTGTAAATCTTCCGATATCCAAAGTGCTTTTTTTGTTTTTTCGTCCATTCTGACTCTCCTTTTTTATATTAATATTTATTTGATAATAAAGCTAGAACTTTATTACCTACTTCTCCAAAAACTGTATACTAGGTTCAAGGGCAAAGGATAAACTCTCCAAATACTTAATACTCTCATATATCTATTTGCCCTTTCTATAAAACCAAATCCACAACATTAGGACTATTGTAAATAGTAAGAGGCTTACCTTTTTGATATTCCTTATACTCTTCTAAATAGTTCTCCATCATTGTCCAGCCATAATCCATTTGCTCTTTAGTAATCCTAAACACCTTAGAAGCATAGGGCTGTGTTTTCTCTTGTGCTATAAACACAAAGTCTGTTACATCATATCCAGCCATCTGTAACCCTCTTCTATAAAATGATGCTTGTAAGTCATAGCCATACTTTTTAACTGACTTGTTAAAAGCATAAGGTTCGCAAGATATAGTGGTCTTGTAATCTACTATTACTATTTGATTATCTGAGTTAGGTTTATCTAGTGGCGGACACATCAAATCAGGTCTGCATTTACAAAGCACATCATCTTCGTACCAGTAGATACTAGCTTCAGCTAATTTGCCTTTTGCGTTCAAGTAAGCATTACCTTCGTAAATCATATTTGCCTTCATATCAAAGATCATATTCGCATCATCTTCTTTTAAGACTATATAACCCAATGCTTCAAACTCAGCCTTCTCTTCTTTATAGGCTTTAGTGTAAGGAGAGCCTGTAAGAACTCTTACTTCTTTATCAAAAGCCTCTTTACCTTCTACTAATAAAGAATGAGCTGCTGTGCCAAACTTTAATGCAGGAGTAGATTCAGACTTATGATTAACTGCGTGTAATTGCGATTGACCAAATCTTCTAACATAACTACTGCTTATACCTACGCCAGCATGGTAATCTTCGTTAGGTATATCTTTGTAGATAAGTGCCTGTCCTCTTTGCTCAGATGCAAAGTTCTTTAATGATTCAATCTTCATGTATTAGCTCCCATTAGATAAGCTATCTCAGTCAAGGAATCTCTGACTATATATTCTCTTTCATCTACTTGAACTTTGTTCTCTCCAGTAAATACATCTCTGTAGTAACCTCTTATTTGCCTTTTTGCTAAGATCAAGGGTTTTACTTTACCTACTTCGTTTAATGTTATTTCTCTCATTTGTTATTCCTGTCTCTGATAATTAATGCAGCACCATAACAAAGATATGCCATAACACTTAACAACACTAATGCTTGTAATTTTTCTATCATAATTAACTCCTCCATTTAATATAAATATATTAAATTATATTTATATAATATGCAAGGATTAAATTATAGGATTTAAAACAGGAACTGAGCTTAGAGTAGCAAGAGTTTCTTGCAGAGAATCTAGCTCCATAGTTTCAGTGATGGCCTTTTTGTCAAAGGTAAAATAGTTTTGTGATGATGTGTTAGGTTTAAACATGATTCTCTTTTGCTCATCATCAAAGAATACAAAAGCTAGAATGTCGCAAGTATATTGTCTATAAGTTTCAGATTGTGATCTTGAGTTCTCAGCAGCAAAGACAAACTTCTTTTCTTTAGTTGCCCTTCTGCTTTTTACCTGCACAGTATATTTGGCTGACCCAAATTCAACCATTAAATCAGCAGGATGTTTTTCTTGGGTTGGGAAACAAAAGTCAGCGTATTCAAGCAAGAATGTTTGTACTAAGGATTCACCCAAAGCACCAAGTCTTGAATTATTTTGATGTTGATCTGATGTCTTTCTTGGCATTTTGACATAAGGCTAGTTTTCTTGAGTTTCTAGCTGCCCTGTTTGGTGTTTGAACTGCATACTTGCTTCTTAATACTTCCTCTGATGCTTCTAACCAACAACCCATCTCCATCAGAGCTCGTGTTTGTCTAAAATTCATAAATCCCGTGATTCCAAGCTGGAACGCCATGTCCACACATACTTCTTGAGCTGGTACAGGGAAACTTCTCCATACTTCCCATACCTTATCTAAATTAGCTACAACTCTATTGATATCATTTTCCAAAAGATACATGGCTTCATCTTCTGATATGCCATTCTTATCTAAGCAACGACCTACGCCAATAGTGTCATATCCTAAACTATCTTTATAGACTTGCAGAACTAATCCTTCATTCTTGATTAGCATTTCTTTTATGTTTTCGTACATTATTTTGTTAATCCCTTAGTTTTCTCATAGCTCCTCATACCACCTAAACCTAACATACCCATTAATACAGGTAGCATAGTAGATGTATCAGCTTGTGGCACATCAATTCCAAAAGGTGCTAATAAAGGACTAATGAGAAAGTTAACTGCAAAACCTGCAACACATACCCAAGCTGTTGCTGGTCTCCAAGATGATTGAAACCAATTACCTTTAGCTTCTTCTTTGTTGACTTCTATTTGTGCTTTTGCAATTTCGTGAATATGTTTTTCAGACATGGTTGCAAGTTCATGTGCAATCTTTTGTTTGACATCAGCATCAGGAATGAATTTATCAAGAATTTCGCTGATAGGTTTGATAAGTTTGTCTATCATAGGTTTTTGTTTGTTAGATTAATCCTCTAACTATAATGGTAATTAAGGATGCAACTATTGTTGTAAGACCGCCTAGAAGCCAAAGTCTCATACTATTTATTGATGCTTGTAAGTCATCAGTTTTTCTATAAATAGTTTTCCACCTTTCTTCGCACATTTTTTCATGAACTCTTAAATCTGAATGTACATCATTGGCGGTCTTTCTAGGCATTATTCTTCCTCTACTACCTCAACCTCTTCATTTGTAGTATTGATAGCTCTATCAAATGATTGAATACATAGATTCTTATATTCATCTGTAATGACATAATCATCATAGTATTCTTGAAGTCTAGCTAGTTTTTTAC